GACCATCACCGACCCCTTGTCCGCTCCCGAGATCACGACTTGGGAAAGGGCCAAGTCACTCCACTTGCGCTTCAGACCGGCCGCGTCTTCGATGTAGACGTTGGTGAGCGGAGCCGGGTCGCCCGTATCTTTCCAGGTGAACGTGTGCGTGTTAGGCGCGGCTCCCGCGCCCGCAACGAACGTTTCCTGCCCCATCACGAAGGCGAACAGGAACCCGGCCAGGAAGTCGTCAAGCCGCGTGTTGAGATTGAAAGACGAAGACTCGGCAATCAGGCGGCTTTCGGTCGCCATCGAGTTGCCCTTGCCGGAATATTGGTAGTCCGTCTCTTTTTCGTAAACCTGCTGCGCAAACCCCGATGTCTCCGCGCGAGCCAGGTAGGTAAGGGCGGCATCGGCGAAGACCTCGCCGACCGTTTCCTGCGATTTCGCGCTCAACACGATCTTGCGGGCGATGGTCCTCTGGGTTGAAAACGTGGTAGCCATTGATGCTCCTTTCGCTCAGTTGAGCGGAAATTCCTGAACCGGGTGAATGATGCGAACACTGTGGCAGAGGACATTCCGGAAGAAGACGACCCGAACAGCCTCGGCTTGCGGTGGCCCCGACCAGTCAAACAGGCCGCCCAAGTGACGATTTGCGAACGCGCCGAAGATCGCGCGAATTGCGTCGATCTGCGCTTGCCAGATAGGCTCCGAGATGCCGTCCTGAAACGACATGAAGCCCGTCATCACGATATTGTGCGTGTCGCGATAGGCTTGCATGGCCTCATCTTTGGAAGGCGTTGACTCCCGGCTCACCATCCAGGTGCGCACGATCGGCGCGGCCGGGTTGGTCACCGCATCGACAAACAGCGCATTGAATGTGGCGTCATCGTTCGAAAAGCGGATCTGGTCGTAGACATTCGGCCCCACGCCGGGAACGGTCTTCAGAAGCGCGTACACGGCGGCGATAGCTGTTTGCGCGCTCATGCCGTAGCTCCTGTGAATCCGTGCGCGATGAAGGCTACGCCGATTGCGTGTTCCAGCGCCGCCGGCGCCAGCGGCTCCAGATCGGCCAAGGCGCGGGAAAACATCTCATGGCCTTGCGTGCCCTTCTTCTTCATGGACATCGAGATGGCGAACGCCAGGCTGAGCGCCTTCTTTTCGTCATCGATGCCAAACTTCTTCTGTACCCACGGCACCAGGGCGGATGCTGGCGGCATGTGCGGCTTCGACCCCGTCTCCACAGGAGCCGCGTACACATCGGCGCCCACCGCGGGGCTCACACCGATAATCTCCCGGCACATTGAAGCCTCGCGCACAAACGTTGGCGTGATTGATGCGGCCAGGTTGCCGAAGGCCACGGCCGGCGGCAGTGCGCCATAAGGGGTGACGATGTACTCCTGCACCATCTCCGCGCCCTTGATGCCGAGGGCTTCGAGACCAGCCTGGACGCCTTCCGCGAAGGCGGCAAGCATCTCCGGCTCCAGGGTCTCCGCTCCGCTGATCTTCGTCGCCCAGGCCATCGTTCGTTACCTCGAATACTTGTTGTGGACCAGCCGGTCCACGCCGCTGTTCTGTTCCAGGTACTGGTTGCCCAGCGAAAAGGCGGGTCCAACCTCGTCCTCGCCTGTCGTGCCCTCTTCCACGCCCATGTGGTTGTAGTACCGTTTCCGCAGCGCGGCCGCGCACTTGAGCATCTCGGCCGACTTCGAGCGGTACTGCACCACATCCGCCTGCATCGTCGAGTCGCCCGTCCCCACATAGAAACTGGCCAGGTTCTCAGCGCCCAGGCTCGCCGCAAAGTCCGTCACGGCGTAAAAGTCCTTGTCCGGGACAGTTGATCCGTCGCGCAGATGCCGTGCCGTCCAAGTCACGCGGAGGGAATCGCCCTCTTGGGGCGTATCGAAATTGATGAGGATCTGATCCGGCTGCCCAGGTGTGCGGTACACGCGGAAGTCGGAATCCAGGATGAGCTGCGGCGGCTGCTGGCCGATGGGGAACTCAATCTGCTGGATCACAGAGAAGTTCGATTCCCATACCGGCAGATCCGCGCCTTCGCCTGGCGCCGCCGGCAACGGAATATAGTTGGTGCCGTTTCCTTCAACGTCACTCACCAGGTAGAGCGGCGCATCCTGCGAGTACCGCTCCAGAATCGCGCGAGTCACCAGCGCCGTCCAGGTGTTCGCGCTGATTCGCTTTGCGTCATCCGCAAGGACATTCGGGATCTCCGCTACAAAGTCCGGGATTGCATAAGGAAAGGGCAAAATTCAGCTCCCAGCTTCCAGCGCCTAGCCCCTGGCTGAAAGCCGGAGGCCAGAGGCTGAAGGGTGTTCTTAAACGTCCACTTCGAGCATGTCCAACACCACGAACCCGGCCTTGGGCACCGTGGTTGCCGGAACGCTGGCCAGATCCACGGTCACCACATCGCCCGCATTCAGCCGGGCGCCGCCTGGGTACTGGTTGGATCCGCCTGTGATCTGCGCGCCGATCGACTTCGTAGCCGCAGCGCCCGCGATCGACAGGCTGGCGGCCGCGCTGACGGCGTTGCCGTTGACGTTCACATTGACTGCTGTCGCGCCGGCGCCCGTGCCGGTATCGCTCAGGCAGAGCTGCGCGCCCGCGATGCGCTGTGGCCGGGGCGACTTGTACGTCACCTGGCCAACGCTTGCCGCCAGCGGTGCCGGCAGCGGAAGAGTGAGTGTGCTTCTACGGAAACTGTCCTGCATGGAATCCTCGCTTTTCATTCGCGGCCCTGGACCGACTCCAGGGCCGCGCCAGCAATGCATCTACTGCTTCGTTGCGTGAAAATCTTAGCCGGCGACGACGTTCTTGCCCACGCCGCGGAAGTCGATGATGGCGCCGTTGAAGACCATCTTCACCTTGTATTGCAGCTCGTCCATCGTGAACTGAGTACCGACAGTGGGCTGGTTGGCGAGGAAGATCTGCGGGTTCTCGATGCCGTCGAGGAAGCCGATTTCCAGGAAGGGAGCATTGTTCTGATTGGTGCCGTAGTACCAATCGGTCACGTCAGTGAGCTTCTCGTTGACGAAGATGCGCTCATTGTTGGCGCCGAACCGCTGGTAGAAGGCGTTGGAACCGGCGGTGTTGGTCTGGTTGATCTGGCGCGCGGTGGCGGCCAGGGCCGGAGGCACCATGATCCAATCAAGCGGCAACCCGAGGGGTTCGCCCGAATCCTTCTCGGTCTGGGTCATCAGCGTAATTTCAGCGGTGATCAGGGCATCCTGCGAAAGGGCGGCTGAACCGACGTTCAAGTGCGCGGCGTTGAACCAGGCCACGGCATCCGCACCGTAGTTGGGGTTACTCACAAAGAAGTTGGTGATGTAGTTCTTCAACGTCCAGCGGCCAGCCCGCGCCAGGCGGCCGGGGAAGCGGGCGATTGCGCCCAGATCGTCATTGCGGATCGTCTCCTCGGAGATCGAGAGCAAGTTGCCGCGTTTCTGCATCTGGTAGCTCACGCGCTCATCCGTGGGCTTGGCAATTTCCGTATAGCCCGGCGTACCTTCAGCCACGATCGGCAGTTCGCCGAAGTAGCCCTCACGCACCCGGTCCTGCAGCTTGTAGTCGCTGATGGAAGCCTTGGTGTAGAGGTTCGACAGGCCATCGAGCGCCAACTCCGCCCAGTCCTGCAGCAGACGCTTGGTCATGGAGTTCAGCAGGATATTCGGGAAGTCGCCCGTCATCACAGCTTCCGAAGCCAGCATGCGGGTGCCGCTGAAGCCACCGCCGCCGGTCAGGTTGCTCAAGTCGTAATCACCCGTGATGGTGATGTAGGCCTCGCGCAGGCCCTTGAATGCCGGCACACCCTTGCTCATCGAATCCTTGATGCCCAGGGCCGCTTCCATCGCCAGGTGAAGCTTGTCGGCGGAGTCGAGCGTAATCACCGATCCGGGACGCACCCGGCCCACGTTATTGAACGCGGCAAAAGCGGTGCGGATGCTGGTGATTTCCGCGTCGATGGTGGTCTGCGGCAGGTCGGCTTCGCTGACCAGGGCGGACTCCAGGTGCGTGCGCGCCAGGTCCTGCGCCGGCTTGGGCAGCTTCGAGCTGACCAGGGAGGTCTCAATCCGGTTGCGGCTCTGAATGCGATGCGCCTCGGCGAGCTGCGTAGCGGCCTCGGCGGCGGTCACAGTCACAACCGGCGCGGCAGGCGTTTCAGTGAGAGCGGTTGTGACCGTCTCCATAAAGGTCGCGTAATCGGCCTCGGCAACGGTGGCGAACTTCAAACTCAGCTCGGCGCAACGCGCGGCGTTCTTTTGCCGAAGCGCTTCGAGCAGGCGAAGAATGGAATTCTTCATTGGTGCTCCTTCGGTAGCGCTGGCAGCGCCGCCGCGGTTCGGGCGATTGGGAACAATCGCCGGGGATTCAGGTTTGACCGCGCTCAACTGCGCGGCCGACAGTGTGCTCGCCACGTCGCTATTGGCAACGAGGAACTTTCCGCCCGCGCCTCCGCGGGCGCAGAGATCGACAGAGAAAAGAGTGTCCAGGCTTTCAGACACCAGGCAGTCCTTGCCCTCGATTCGGCCGGCCTTGAACTTCACATTCATCAGTGTCGACGTACCGAACAGGTTGAGGCGCTTCGCCTTCCGCGCATCGTCAAGCTTCGAACGCAAATCGGACTCCGCGGAAAACAGGTTGACGGTGGTAATCGCTTGCGTCCCATCAAACGATCCGCCCTCCATCCAGCCGGCGATGCGGCCGGGATCGGCTGCGCCGGTAGGGTCCGGACCGCCGATCTCCGGATGCCGGCGCCCAAAGGGTTTTCCGTGGACGGCCTCAGCTACTTGCTTGACCACCTCGGGAGTGTAGTAGTGGGGGACCCTTGCGCCGCTGATGCCGCCCGTCGCCCATCCCGCGCGAATCGCCACGATGGGATAGCGTCCAGGTTGCTGGTCGGCGTCCGCCTCGCTGGCAACGAACTCGCATTCGGTGGCAACGGGCACGTAGGCCGTCGTGACTTCCTGCGCGTCGCCAAAGGTGACAGTTTCGCCGTCGATCGTGTAAGGGATGCGATAGAGAGCCTGATCGGGACCGCGCGCAATCAGATAATCGCTGAACGTCTCGTAGAGATAGAAGCGCGAGGAGCACTGACCACCACTGCATCCCTGGCAGCATTGGCATCCGGTACCGTTCGCACAGCCCTGGCAGCACTGATCAGCGCATCCCTGGCAGCACGAACAGCTCACGCCGAATTGCGCGCGCAATGCTCCAGAGAGCAGCGACTGCTGCTCATCGAGCGAGAGATCTGCTTCGGCTGCAAGCAGGATGGCGCTCCGCAGAACTGTCGCTGCTCTGCGGAGCTGGTGCGCGAATTGAAGTGGTTGCTTCATTCGAACCTCGTTGTTACTTCTCTGTGACGGCAGCCTGGGTCTGAATTGCTGCGATCAAATCCGCTTTGATCGCGGCCGGTTCGAGAGTCAGACCGTGCACTTCGGCGGCATGCGCAATCAGTTGTTCCTTCGTCATCTTCGAAAGATCGACAGACTGAGGAGCCGCATCGGCGATCGGGAACGCGTACTTGCGCCCGTCGACTGTCACGCACACGCGCGTCGGAACGTTCTTGATGGTGCGATCTTCCCTGAGCAGAACTTGCCACTCCTGTAGTTTCGCTATTTCATCAGCGGAAGTGGGCGCGGGCACAGCGAGGAGCGCGTTCGCACTCTTGAGCGCCACCGTGCGTTGGGCGGACTCATTATCCGGGTAATCGAGCTTCGCCTGGGTGAAAGCTTTTGTGTAAGCTGCCGCCCACTGTTTTGCGGCTTTGTCTGACATGTGCTCTGGAGCGTTGGGAATTACCGAGACGGTTGCCATGGTTCTATCTCCTATGCAGCTTGGGTTATGACCGAGAGGCCGTAGCTCTTGAGCAACTGGCGTTCCTGGTCAGTGGGTTTCAGTTGGTCATCGTCCAGGTGTGGTATCACCAGGCAATGGCAGTTGATTGTGTTCTCCGCAGATCCGGAGGGATCGCGCGGATACATCAGCTCCTCGCCCTCCACGAGGAAAGGTTCGCCGGGATCGCGGTCCTGGCCGTCTGCGAGCAGATGACCGATGCGGGGAACCATAGCCACCGGAATATGCTTCCAGCGTTTCTTCAGCCCCGGATGCCGCGTGGCCAGGTCGCCGATCCGCGCCACCGAGGCCAGCGAGTGAACCCGCATGATCTCGTTGGTCGCGATGCTCATGGCCCGTTCGCCCACCTGGCTGAAGAGTCCGGAGAATTTGCCGCCCTCAAGCGTGGTGCCGATCTGTTCGACGAGCTGCTGCAGGTTGCTGCCGCCAAGGTACGCCCGCTGAATGGCGGCGTTGATCCTGGCGCTCATGTCGTGGGTCAGGCCGCCGATCAGGTCGGCCGTGTAGCCCTGGACCACCTGGAGCGCAGCACGGTCGACTACCGGCTGCACCAGCACAGATCCCGTGCCGGCCGCCACCGCCGCATCCACGCTGAGCGCGGCCTGCTCATAGCTCTTCTGTTCAAGCGTGTTCACCTGGGCCGATGCCTGTTTGCCAAACTCACTGAGGACGCGGTCGATCTGCGCCTTCAACGCCTGCAGCCTCGCTGCGTTGTAGCTCTCCGGATTGCTCTTGGCCACGTCGGCCAGGATCTCGCGGTTGGCTTCTTCGAGCAGCTTGACGATGCGGGTCCGCGCCTCGGGCGTCAGAGCCCGCGCCCGATCCGTGAGGAGGGCAAGCTGCTGCGCGTAAGCCTGGGCGCGGGAGTCAGCCATCAGGCCACCTGCTCTTTGGCTTCGTCTTCGTCCAGCAGATCGTTGTCCGGGCCTTTGCCAGTCTTGTCGGCCGCGTTCGGCTGCGGGGTCTTCAGCGAGCCCAGCGCCTGGGCCAGGGCCGACTGCGGGAAGAATTGATCCTGCTGCTTGGCCGCGCGGTCTTGCTGCTCTTGCTGCGCCGCCTCGTACTCTTCCTGGCTGTCATCGATATCCACGCCAATCTCAGACAGCAAAGTGTGGAAGGCCCGCGCCGCCGTCAGTCCGGTAATCCATCCCTCTTGCTGGCCAGTCGTCAATGCCGTTGCTGCGCCGGTCAGCGTCTGCGCGCCCTTCTCCAGGTCCTTCACGGCGATTTCAGGGAACTCGATCGAGTAGGAAAGGTCGATCCCTTGCGGCAGTACTCCGGCGCGCTGGGCGCAGCTCAGAACGAAGTTCAGCACCGACTTGATGCAGCGGGACATCAGGTTCTGCCGCTTCTGGATCTTCTTCGTAAACGGCGCATTCATCTCCAGCGCCGATGCGCGGTTGGCGTCATCGCCGTCGCCCATCAGTACAGGAGGGATTCCGGCTCCGCCCAGGCCATACTTTTTCACCATGCCCGCGCCGGCCGCCATGTCCTGGCCTTTGAAGTCCGGCGTCTGCGCTTCGATCTTCAGCTTCTCGTTGCTGACAACCACGCCGCCCTGGCGCGGCGGGTCCTTGGTCAGCTTGTTCTTGTACTCATCGACCTTCTTTGAGTCAGCTCCCTCCAGCGTGTAATGCCACACAAAGGAATTCAGGAACCGGCACTTGTCCGCGAAGTCGAAGATCATCTGATCAAAGACATCGATCCAGTCAGCCAGGCTGAATAATTCGCTGAAGCCGCGGCTGGCGCTCTTGGCCTTGTTCAGCGCGAAATAGAAGCACTCGCCATCGAGCTGCCCATAGTTCTCATCGTTGGGGTCTTCGATGCGGCGAACGATCAGCATCGGCTTCTGCAAGACCTCACCCACCTCGCGGCGCAGCCGGACAGCATACGGCACATTGATCGAGGCCGTGCCGTCCGCCGTGGCCATCTCCGCGAACTGAATGGTGTCGATGTTCATCGGATCGATGTAACCGACGCGCACTTTGCCGTTCACAGGATTGACGGCCACCGGCACGCACAACTCGCCGAAGGTGGTCTTCTCGTCGCACCAGGTCTCAATGTTGGCGTCCATATCGTTGACTTCGTCGTTCCAGAAGTCGTCGATCACCTGCTGCACGCGCGGGTCCTTGGCGGTCACGCGCACGCCTTTGCCCAGCGTGTAGTCGGTGAGGATCTCCACGATCCGCTTACCGAAGGGCGTGGTCACGGCGAGGAAGTAGCAGACCTGCAGCATGCGGTCATGCATCAGCGGGTTCAGGTCGCGGAGCGTGGCCAGGCTTGTGATGCGCCGGAAGCCAGGATCTTCACCGTCGCCCGTGGTCAGCGTGAAGAGCTGCGGCGCGACGGCCTCGGCCGCCAGGCGTTGCTCGGGCGTGATCTTGCCCGTGCCCAGCATCTTGTAGGCTGCGGTGAGCATCGGGATGTCGCTCTCGGCTACGTTCGAGAGGCCAGCCTTTACCAGCGCACCGCGCACGGCCGCTTCGTCCGCATCCTCGCGCGCCTCATTCCAGCGCTTCGCGTCGCCCAGATTGAGCATCGTCATGCTGTTGCGCTCGGCAATCGAGCGGCGTTGCAGCCAATTCTTTACACGTCCCGGAATCAAGCCCATCTGGATCTCCTGTCGCGGCGCACGAAGTCGTCGCCGCCCCGGCTCTGGCCGGCGAGTACTTCGCCGCGGCCGACGCCGGATTCCCGGCCGCCCACCTGAGCGTTGCTGCTGGCGATTGCTACCTGAAAGTTGATAGTGCGGGCGAGCTGCACCGCGCCCTGCAGCGCGTCGGCCTGATCGTCCTTGATTTTTCCCAGAAAGAGGAGCTGCTGGATCAGCGTCTTTTGCGTCCCATCCAGACAGAAACGTATGGTTCCGTTTTCAACCAGCGACGAGATGCTGGAGATCCGGAGAAACTTGTCCGTCAGGTTGGGCACGCCGACAACGTTGATATAGCGGCCCGTCACCCGGCTCTGCTCTTCCATCTCCTGCTTCAGAGCGTCCTGGTACGCCTGGTTCTCGATACCCACAACGACCGGTTGTTCTTCGTCGTAGCGGTTGAGGATGAATTCCTTTTGCTTGATGTACGGAAGCTTCACGCCTTCCGCGCGCTCGACATGCAGGAAGCCATTCGTGTCGATTGCCAGGGTGACGCTGGCAAAGAAATCCGCCCGCTTCTTCAGGCTGATCGCCGGATCGTAGTAAGTGACCCGGACACACGGTTTCTGTTGCAGCTCCTCGCGCCGGTAGGCGTGGCGAATGATCCATCCTTCCTGAAACACCTGAGTATCTGCGCTGATCGGCCGGTTGCGGAACTCCTGGTTAAAGAAGACCGACCCGACATCGCCTTCCTTTTCCTTCAGCGATTGCAGATCCCACTTCTCGGGCCACAGCACCGAATCCGGGGTCCACTCGTCATCTACAGCCTCGTAGGTGCGTTTGATGAACCGCTTGAATTTCTCCGGGTCCAGCAGGTTCGACAGGAACGAGTCGAAATGCAGAATGGTGCCGACGGCGAAGATCTGGGCATTCTTGCCCAGGCTCATCACCGTGCCCTTGAACCACTTGATGAGCTTCTCGCGCGTCTCCGGATTATCTACAGACTCTTCGTTTTCGAGATCATCCAGGATGATCAGGTCGGGGCGGTATTGCCGGTAGCGCAGGCCGCGCATGCTCTGGCCTGCGCCGCGCGCGACAATCGAGATCCCTGTGTTCGTCCGGCAGTCGTTGACATCCCACTTCTTGTCGCCGACCAGGTCGCCGAAATCCTCGCGCAACTTGGCGTTGGTTTCCAGCTCCTCTTTGATGGCGGCGAGTTGGAG